ATTTGAGAAAATGGTAAACCCAGAATCAAAGTCATATGGTGACGATCGTTTCTGGAAGCTTGAAGTCGACAAAGCTGGTAACGGTACGGCAGTAATTCGCTTTCTCCCTCGTACTGTAAAGACTGTTGATGGAAAGGATGTAATGGATGAACTTCCATGGGTTCGAGTATTCAACCATGGATTCCAGGGACCCACCGGTCGTTGGTTCATCGAGGATTGCCCGACCACTCTAGGCGAATCCTGTCCCGTTTGTGAACGAAACTCCGGATATTGGAACAGCGGCATCGAATCAGATAAAGAAATTGCCCGTAAGCAAAAGCGTAAGCTAGCTTACATCGCAAACGTCTATATCGTGTCTGATCCCAAGCATCCAGAGAATGAAGGGCAAGTCCGCCTATTCCGTTTTGGTAAGAAAATCTTTGACAAGATTATGGATAAGGCTCGTCCAACTTTCGAGGATGAGGATCCGGTGAATGTCTTTGATTTATGGGAAGGTGCTGATTTCAAGCTTCGTCAGCGTAAGGTTGAAGGATATCCCAACTATGATCAGAGTACCTTTGCAAGTCCAAGTGCCATTGCTCAGAGTGAAGAAGAAATCCTCGATATTGTGAATCGGCAATATCTACTCAAGGACTTCGTTGATCCAGGCAAGTTTAAGTCATATGATGAGCTGAGTAAGAAGCTTGATACTGTTCTAAATGCTAAGCCTGCTAGCAGTGCTCGTGAATTTGAATCAAATGATAGTGATGATGATACCACACAGGTCACCCAGAATGTCACTAGGAAAGTTGAAGCTAGGCGGACAAGTATTCCTACATCGAACTCTAAAGCGAGTCTCCAAAGCGATTCTGGTGACTCCGATGACGATGATGGTGATACCATGGCATACTTCCGAAATCTGGTCAATGATGACTAATTAAGGATATGATATAGAACAAAGGGACCTTTCGGTCCCTTTTTAGTTTTGCCAATCTCACCAAGCAAATCTTGATTTAGAGTATTCTCGGTATGTCGAATCGGTGTTTCTTGCCGGCGGTCTGGTGACATTGTTAGTGGTCTGATTTACATTAGTTGTTGGCGCATTAACAATGTTAGTTGATGGTTGTGACTGTTGAGCTGATACTCTTTCGGCAGATTTTAGTTCATCGGATTCTTGATACACTTGACCACCCATATCTTGGGGTGGCTCAATGGAATTGATATCCATTTTGGTTTTTTCAAATAAAACCTTTTGTTTAGTAAGATTATATGCAGCCCTGATATCCGTATCAAGATTTGATTCAGGATTACCCATTTGCAAAAATAAATCTACCGTATTAACTTGTTTCTGTGATAATGGCTCCCCAGGAATAATCGGCTCACTAGCAAGTGTTTTGTATTGANCGGCTATCTTAGACTCATCAATATTATCTTCAGAGATTTTAATTATGGGTTCTGTNCCNATAGTCTTTANTTGCTTATTATCTACTATAATAGGGGAGATTTTTGTCTGTTTAATAGCTCCAGCATCNGCTGCTTCTATCTCTTCTTTAAATTCAACTGCAGCTTCATCTCTAGCNCGTCTTTCTGCTATAGTTCTAGCAATTCTTCTACCCTCGCGCCCACCCCCATATGAATTAGATTCAATATATTGCTTTGTTAATTGATTAGTACGAGACTCTTTAAATTCAATGAACTTTTTATAACCTTCTGGATCATTTTCAGCAAAAGCGAGTTCATTAAATTTGATATCTGTTTCGATTGTTTGTTCTATAGTGGTAGAAGGTTCTACTCGTTCTCCAACTATTTGTGTTTCTTTTTCAATTCTGGAAGCCTCGGCCTCTTTGGCAAAGCTCTCCACACCAAGGAAACTTCCAACAGATTCTATACCACGAGCTATTCCAGACCCTATTTTCTGCCCAGTTGACATTTTCTGCCAATTAGCATCATCCTGAGTTTCATCTATCTCAACATCACCAATACCCAATGTTGATGCACCATAATCAAGTGTTTTTGCTGCACCATAGGCAATTGCAGCTGGTAGTGCATACGGTAAAGCAGCTCTAGCACCCTTCGCCGCTAGACCAATAGCACCCTTTCCAAGCCGTTTTAGCCTAGATCCAATACCAGGTTTACGCTGTTGCCCACGCTCACCACTTGTACCACTCAGGCTACCAAGCGCATCAATATTAATTCCCCCACCATCGCTGCTGCTACTACCGTCACCAGTCACAACGTTTTTATCCATAGCAGATTTTAAAATAGTACCAAGGTCTTTTAGATGCCTGGTATTTTCTTCGATCTGTTTTAATAAGTTGATCTGTTGAGATGTAACCAATATCTGCTCAGATTCTTTCTCTGAAATATCCATTGGGGATGTTTGCAAAGTATCTGTAGAAATGATTTGCTGTGGTGTTGCAGAGGTTGCTGAAGTTGGTGTTGCAGATTGTAAAGGGGTCCCCTTTCGTTCGGCAACTTGTTGTTCATAATCTTTTCTTTTGACCGCTCTTACTTCCTTACCAAATCTCTCCGGATCAACTAATGATAGTCGTGCTTCTTGTTTATGGAGAGTTTTATATAAACCAGTTTTCTTTATTTGTTCGTCTGTATAACCTTCATCATGTTTTAAACGATCAATTTCTTCCATGGTCTTTGAAATTTCACCACGAAGTCGATTCTGTTGCCTAAATCGCTCAGATTTTCTTTGACGAAAAAGGGTTTCACTGAATTGGCCTTGTTCATCTTGGTATCGTTTTTGTTTTTGTATATCTTCTTGAACATGACCTTTAGTGTTTTTTATCATTGACAATTGATCTTCAACATATTGTTGTTCAGCCATCCTGCGCTTAATGGCACCACCAAATAGTGACCGATCGTCAATATCTTCCATCTTAAAATCTTTTAGTGGGGATAGACTAAATAGATTTTTCAGACCACTGAATGAATTACCTTGACCAAAACCAAGAGACTCACGCATACCAGGGATATATCGTTCACCCTGCATACGAATAGCAGATAATCTTTCATCGTCATACTGAATTTCGCGAGCCCCAATCTTGCTAGTCCCGGTAGAAATATTTTTAATGCCATCTGCTACCTTTTTTAATTCTTCACCAAGTTTAATGATATTAGCATTGGCACCATCACCGGTTCTATCGAGGAGACCGTGTTTAACATCAGTATCTAGGCGTTTTAATTCCTCGGTAATAGGATCTTTTGTGCCCGGTGATTCGGATATTGCTGATGGTTCTATAACACGCTGTTCATCTATTTCACCCTGCTGAATAATAATCTGCGGGTTAATTTGTTGATATGTAGTGTCTAAACCAGATTGTGGTTGATCAACCCTTAATGCATTTGCCAAAGCTCTAGCATTCTTAAAAGATTGCATTTGCTTTTGTAAAAGTCTTCTCATGATAGATTTCTGCTATTCTATTACCGTTGATTTGCCTGACGTTCTTTTTGTTTAGCTATGTGCTGCATTAATAGAGCAACATAAATTTCCCGTTCGAATGGTAGTTGTGTTTCCAAGTGCTCTATATCATACCCATGAAACTGCGCCAGAGCAAAGTTCAATTTATAATAATTGAACAGATCAGCATGGTGCAGTAAAATTAAAAAAAACTACTTAAACCCTCCAGATAGCGATCATGTTTCTTATTGCATACTGGGCAGGTGTATGAAAAATCATATCTTAAATTGGGCATTGTTACAAAGAAAGCTTCAACTTTTTCATATTGATCTGATGTTAGATTATCAAAGAAGTCTTGAAGTTCTTCTGTAGTCTGATCCTGTGGTTTATAGACTTCATCAGAATCATAGATGAAATCAACGCAGTCCATAATAACATCAAGTGAAATGTCTTCACCAAGTTTAGCAAGTGTTGATAGAGTTGGATACTTCATCTTGATACCAACATCATCAAATAGGGGGATTTTTGTCGAGTGATTTTCAGGAACGAATACTTTAAGTTTTTGCAAGTCAATGTCGACCGGGGCCTTAGCATTAGGATCTTCACACGTATCACAACGGAAAATCAAAGATACGATTTCTCCAACCGAAACCGCGCGAAGTTGAGTAAAGATGTATTCNACATCAAAAGTGGCTAAAGATTCAACATCGATGTTAGATACAGANCATGATTGGATAATCTGTTTAAGAGTATCTAACATCACTTGCTCATCTTTTGACTGCTGNGCGATNAGTAAAGCNTTTTCATCTTTAACAACAAATGGTCGATACTTCAGTTGTTTCTTNGTTGATGGGATTGTTAGTGTATAGACGGGAAGGTTATTCTTGGGTAGAGCCATTCTTTTCACCTCTGATATTCTGTAGCATCTTATTCAGATCGGCCGTCGAGCCGACAAATATAGCATTGTTGGTAACTTGTTGAGGGGCAGTTGTATCTTGTTTCTTAGAGTCAGATCCTATCTTTTTTCTTTTATCCGATAGATCTAATAACTGATGATTGATATCAGCCAAGTTCTTAATCATTGCTGAAACAACTTCAAAATGGCGAGGTGATTCGGCCTGCTTGGCGACTTCGAGTGCATGATAAAGTGCATCTTGACCCTGTTGTAAAAGACTATGTAAGTTTGATCTAGTTTTTTCATAGTCATAATCAATATTCTTATCAGTACTACCTTGATCAGGTACAATAACATCACCAGACTGGCTAATGATTTCAGTTCGATCAAATGGTTCTATATCAAATACATCATCCAATTTTTTCATTCTTCTAACCGATCATCGATGATTAACTTTGTAAGATTGATATTATCAATAAAATCACTATATGCCTGTAAGTTACTATCATCCACTGGGTTCCCCAAATCTTTTTGTGTGTTGAATACGTTTATTAGATTAGCAATTAATGATAATAGTCTTGTTATCTTTTCATTAAGGTACATTTTAAAACCTAGGAAAAAGCATACTGTTTGACAAAAATTGTCTGAATTGTTATTAGCTCAGAAGCTAGTAAAGCAAAATATTCGTCTGGTTGAGTATTCACATCAATTTTATACACATCTTTTGGTATAATACCAGATAGTGTTATCTGTTGAATAGAATCTGGCGGAACTAAGAACTGTGGTACAGAAACAAGCTCATCACTTGGTATAACAATGTTTTGTTGATCATATTCTACAACCGTATGGTATTTATAATTCATACTCACGGTCACTTTAGCAACATCACGAGAGTTAGCAGATAGCATCATGCTAGATATAGCTTTTGGATACGCTTCATGGAGTATGACTGTATGAGTTGGTGACTCTGAGCCCATAGGCAATACATCAATCTCAATAGTTGGAGATATGTAATCTGAGTAATAGCTAGTGATTTTACTGCTATCATCAGAAATATATTTTAACCAGTTGTCAAAGAACCCTTTCACCTCAAAGTCATTATCAATATAGAATGTCATCGATACATTATCATAGTTTTTCATATACGGGAATTGTCGATGCTCACCCATCACATTATGTTCGGTTGTTGCAATGTTCAACCCAGGTAATGATGTTTCTTCACAAAACAGGGAAATCAATCGACTTGACCCCATAAAGGGTCTCATGGAAATGGGCGAAGTTATATTCACCTTATATCGGTTAGTTTTTGCTAATCCGGTAGATTTTACTTTTGAGATGAATTCGTTCAACATAGTGAATCACTCTTATAATTGTTGAGTTGGATTAGCATGAGACGTTATGTAATATTTATAAGTGAAATTAACTCCTATCATAGCTACTTCACGAGAATCCGCAGAAAGCTTAATGGGATAAACATTATTTGGGTATGCTTCATATAATGTCATAGAATATGTTGCAATATCAGACTCTACTGGTAAAACATCAATGTTAATGGTAGGAGCAATATAGTCTTTATAATATGAGACAATTTTATTTTTAGTATTTAGAATAGAATTTGTCCAAATATCAAAAAATCTCTTGACCTCAAAGTTATTATCAATATAGAACGACATCGATACATTATTATAAAGCTTCTTATAATAGAATTCCCTAATTTCTCCGTCTATTCTTTGTTCAGATGTTGCAATCACTTGTCCAGGAAGAGTTGTTGATTCACAGAATAGAGTGATCAACCGACCAGTATTGATAGTGTTGATCATTAGTGTCGGAGTTGCGATTGACACTCTATATCGATTGGTTCTAGCTAAACCGGTTAATTTAACTTTGGAGATAAAATCGTTTAACATGATTGACCTTAGATCTTGTTCATTGAGTCTTGCCAGACTTGTTGTTCACGTGCACCCTGAAACTGACTGACTGGAAGAAGGATCGCTGTAGCCCAATTGTTACCATCCACTTTCTTGAACTGAGATTTAACATGAGCATCAAGATAGTGCTTTACACAGGCTTTTGCTGGAGAATATTTTGCAGCAGCACCAATGGTCTTCCAAGAAAATTCAAGCTTACTCTTTTCATCAAGCCTTTTATCTGATCTAAAATCCATGAGAGCGTCTAAGAGTTTTGCTCTAAGATGATATGGTAGATAGTGAAGGTTAAGACCCAAGAAGCCGTCCTTTACTTTAGAAAAAGGAAAGACTAACGGGAACCTATCCCAGTAAGGCAGGGTGTCTTTATGCTTTGCGTCATAATAGAACATATACATCTCACCTGGTGTGACAACTAGGCGATTCTGGGAGGCCCCAGTACGCATTAGGTAATAAGCCTGAACACGACCCTGAGACTTAATTAGGCGGGCCTCTTGTTCAAACCAAGACTGAGACTGACGTACC